GCGACGAGCCCGACGGTGCTGGCCCTGACAGCGACGACCCCGACGCGGATCCCGAAGCGGATGACCCGGACGCGGCCGACGCCACCCAAAAGCAGACAAGCCAGAAGTTCAAAGTCCCGGTCAAGGGTGAAGACGGGTCGGACACCGAAATCGAGGTGGACGCAAAAGAACTGATTGCCGGCTACCAACGCCACGCGGACTACACCCGCAAGACGCAGGAGCTCGGCAGCCGGGAACGCGAAGCGCATGAACTGGTCAGCCGCCGCCTGGAAGAGGGTCGGAACCACTACATGCAGGAGGCGCAGAAGGCACATGCCGCCATCCGAGTGCTCGCGGGCCTGAAGTCAGACGCGGAAATGGCCGCGCTCGCGCAGACCGACCAGGGGGCCTGGGTCCAGGAGCGTGCGCGCGCCGAAGCCATCAAGGGTGTGCTGGCTCAGATCGAGCAGGGCATGTCCCAGGAGCAGCAACAGGCGCAACAGCAGACCTTGGCCAGCCAACAGCAGGAGTTCCACAAGGCGTGGGGCGTGCTGGGCCAGGAAGGCATCGACAAGCCGAAGCTGAAGAGCATTTTCGACGGCGTGGCGAAGAGCTATGGCGTCGAAGAGTCGCGTTTCGCGAACGTGACCGACCCGAAGGTCGTGCTGATCATGCGCGATGCCCTGGCCTACCGCGAACTGAAAGCGAAGACCGCGGCGGTGAAGAAGGACGTGAAGAACGCCCCGAAGCTTCCTGCGCCGCGTCAGAACGTGCCGCAAGCCGAGAAGACGAGCAAGCGCCTCGACCAGAAATTCCGCTCCGGGCGGGCTGGTGTGAAGGACTTGGCCGCCTTCCTCATGAACAACTGATTTTTCTAAGCCCGCGAGGGCCTGAAAGGACGCCAAATGGCTCAACCGACCAACCTCTACGACCGGTACGACGCCGGCACGAACGTCCGCGAGGACTTGATCGACAAGATCACGATGACCAACCCCGAGGAAACTCCGGTCATCTCGTCTTTCGGTCGCGCAACCGCGGAAAACACCCTGCACGAGTGGCAACGCGACTCGCTGCGCACGCCGAACAAGGACAACGCCGCAATCGACGGTGACGACGCGACCCCGAGCGCGAAGACCCCGCCTGTGCGCGTGGCCAACATTTGCCAGATCTTCCAGGACACCATCGCGGTCTCCGGCCGCGCTGAGAAGGTCAAGAAGGCGGGCATGAAGTCGGCAATGGCCTACTTCAAGGCCAAGTCGTACAAGGAAATGCAGCGCGACATGGAAGCCATGACCGTTTCGGCGAACCCCGCCGTAGCCGGTTCTGGCGCCGCGGCCGCGAAAGCTGGTGGCCTGGGTGTGCTGCTGTACACCAACGCGCAGCACGGCGCTGGCGGCTCGACGGTGGCTCACACCTCTGGCGCGCCGACGGTGGCACCTACGGCCGGCACGCCCCGCGCGCTGACCGAGTTGCTGCTGAAGGCTGCGGTGCAGGCAACGTACACGTCCAGCGGCAAGGTGCCCCCGGCCGTGTACCTCTCGCCGAACCACAAAACGGTGTTCTCCGGCTTCGCTGGCATCGCGCTGAACCGCGTCGAGGTCAAGGACAAGAAGCAGGCCCGCATCGTGGGTGGTGCCGACGTGTACATGTCGGACTTCGGCGAGATGGAAATCGTGCCGCACTACATCATGGCTGGCAGCACCAACGTGTTCGGTCTGAACCCCGAATACGGCGACATCGTGTACCTGCGCCCGTTCCAGTCCGAACCGCTCGGCCGCTCCGGCGACTCGGTGAAGGAGCAGACGCTGGTCGATGCGACGGTCCGCGTGACCTCGGAAAACGTGCACTGGAAGATTGCGGACCTCTCGGGCGGCTAAGCCCTTCACGTCTGCACATCGCCAACAGGGGCCCTCTTCGGAGGGCTCTTTTTTATTGGAGCGCACACCATGCAAAACGGCTATTCCGAGAACGTCACGATTGACGAAGGCGTGAACCCGACGACGGGTATCCGCACGCAGTTCCACTTCGAAGGTGATTCTCTGATCACACAGAAGACCTTCGACGCTGAACCGCACCTCGAGCACGCGCGCCAGATGCGCCAGGCCCAGGACGGCCAACGCTGGGGCGAGGGCAAGCTTGTCGGGCACATCCCGGCCGCCTTCTACGCCAAGATTTGCGTCATCCGCGACCCGGAAGCCCGGCGAGCTGCTGTCCGCGAGTTCTTCCAGCAGAACCCCGCTTTCGTGGGCTACACGCCCTACCTGAAGCGCTGATATGCCGTTCAGCACCTACGCCGAGCTGAAGACCAGCGTGCAGGCCTGGATGGCCCGCGGCGATTCGCTCGTGATCGACCGCATCCCCGACTTCATCCGGCTGGGCGAAGAGCGCATCAACCGCGATTTGCGCGTGAGCGACATGATCGCCGCGCCCATCACGCTCACCATCGTGGCCGGCCAGAACTGGGTCGCGCTGCCGGCCGATTTCCTCGAATTCAAGCGCATCCGCAGCGATGCCGAGCCTCGCATCGAGTACATGTCGCCCGACGCGCTCGAAGACCTGGAGCCGTGCGGCGATGCCTCGAAGTACTCCATCGAAGGGCGCCGGCTGCTGTACGGGCAGACGCCTGACGCCGATCTGCCGCTGACCGCGCGCTACTACGCACAGCTTCCGGTGCTCGATGATTCGACAACGACTTGGTTGCTGACGAAGGCGCCGAGCGTCTATCTCTATGCATCGCTGATCGAAGGCGCGCTGTTCACCAAGAACAGCAAGGCCGCGGGCGAGTGGGGTTCGCTCTACGACAAGGCAATTGCAGCCCTGCAGGGCAAGGATGAGGCCGCAGCCGTCAGCGGCAGTACCTTGAGGATGCAGCGGCGATGACCCCTATCCTCGGCTTCGCGCCCGACGCAGACCCGACCACGCCCGGAGTGTTCACGGACTGCTCGAACGTCATCCCTTTCGAAGCCGGGTTCAGGGGCGCAGCGTCGCCCGTTGCTGTGCAGGCCGCCGTCCTCGCCGCGCCTTGCCGCGGTGCCGCGGTGGCCACGAAGCTCGACGGCACGCGCCGCATCTTCGCGGGCACGCAAACGAAGCTCTACGAACTGACGGGCTCCACCTGGGCCGATCGCAGCAAGGTGGGCAACTACACCGGCTCCACAGAATCGCGCTGGATCTTCTGCCAGTTCGGCGATACCTCTCTCGCGACGAACCTCTCCGACCCCATGCAGTCCTCGACGACCGGCATCTTCGGGGATGTGCCGACCGCGCCCAAGGCCAAGATCATCGTCAGCGCCTCCAACAACTTCGTGATCGCGTTCCACACGAACGAGGGCACCTTCGGCGTGTCGCCGGACAGGTGGTGGTGCTGCGCGCAAAGCAACCAGAACGACTGGGCGCCGAGCGTCGCGACCGGCGCGACCACTGGGCGCCTGGTAGCCCGCGAGGGCGGCATTCAAGCTGGCTTGCCCCTCGGCGACTACGTGGTGGCCTACAAGTCGCGTGGCGTCTTCCTGGGGACTTTTGTCGGCGCCTCGAATGGCTCCTGGCAGTGGACGCTGGTGCCCGGCAGCGAATGCGGCGCCGTCGGCCCCGAAGCTGTGTGCGACGTGGGCGGCATCCACTTCGTGGTCGGCGAGGATGATTTCTGGCTCTTCGACGGCACGCGACCCGTGGCGCTCGGCGATGGCATCAATCGCGACTGGTTCCGGCGCAACTCGAGCCAGACCTACCGCTACCGCACGAAAGCGACCTACGACCGCCAGCGCAACTTGGTCTGGATCTCGTACCCCTCGAACGTTTCCCTTGGTGACTGCGACCGCACGCTGGCCTATCACCTGGGCACCAAGAAATGGGGCAGGGCGGATGTGGTGCTGCAAGCAGCCCTGAACTTCATTTCTCCTGGCGTGACCATCAACGGGCTGGACGCCTATTCCTCGACCATCGACGGACTGCCCGCCATTCCATTCGACTCGCAGTACTGGCTGGCAGGTGGCCGGCTGTACGCCTATTTCAATGCCAGCAACCAGCTGGTGTCGAACAGCGGCGTTGCCGGCGCATCGAGCTTCACCACGGGTGACATGGGCGACGACGACCTGGTGAGCACGCTCGACACCTTCCGGGTGCGCTTCACCCAAATGCCGGCGACGGCACAGGCGTCGGCGCTCTGGGCCATGAACGAGGGCGAAACCCTCGCGGTCGGCCCGACCTGTGCCATCAACGAAGGCAAGTTCGATCTGCTGCAAAGCGGCCGCTTCCATCGGGTGCGCGTGGATCTCACTGGCGACCACCGCGAAACCGCCTACCGGCCGAGGTTCCTGGGTGAAAGCGGGCGATGAAACTCGACAACGACCCCCGCATCGAGGCCGGTCCAAGCTTCATGTTCTCGCTCAAGTCCTGGATGCGGCTGGCCGCACAGATCGTGAACCAGATGGTCGATGGCTTGACGGCCAAGGCAAACATCGACAGCCCGACCTTCACCGGCACGCCCAGCGGGCCCACGCCACCGAGCAGCGACAACAGCACGCGGTTCGCGACAACGGCATGGGCGAAGCTGGGCCTTCTCGTGTCGCTTGGCACCATTGGCTACATCAAGCTGCCCACGTGGCTCGGCGGGCTGATGCTGCAGTGGGGAACCACCGTTGCGACGCTCAACGGATCGAGCGCCACGACCATCACTTTCCCCATTGCGTTCCCGAACAGCGTCTACACCGCGCTGGTGGCAAACGGCAGCACGGCACTCACGCTCTCCCATCCCGCGCTGTCGGGCGTGCCGTCGCTGACGAGCTTCATTGCGGTCTGGTCTACCGGCACCGCAGGGGCTGGCGCGATCAGCACGCGCACCAACTGGGTGGCCTTCGGGTCGTGAGCATGCAGATGTACTACAGCCCTTCAACTGGCGGTTTCTACTGCCGCGAGGCCCACGGCAAGGACATGCCCGCGGACGCGCGCGAGGTGAGCACCGAGCTGCACAAGCAATGCGCCGGCCGCCAGGTGGTTCCCGATGCCGACGGCATGCCCATGGTGGCCGTGCCACCCGAACCGACCTTTGAAGAGCGCGCCGCGGCGCTGCTGGCAGAGGTCGATATTCACCTGAACAACGCGGCCAAGGCCAAGGGCTACGACAGCATCGTGACGGCGGCCCTCCGCGCCGCGCTCCCGATGAGCCCTTTCCATGACGAAGGCGTCGCTTTCGGCACGTGGATGGATCAGGTCTATGCGAAGTGCTACGAGGTGCTTGCCCTGGTCATCGCCGGCGAGATGGCCGAACCCGACAAAGAGCAGCTGATTGAGCTGCTGCCGCCCCTCATTCTTCCCGCATCCAAAGGAGCCTGACATGGCAGACCCTTACAACCTCGGCCTCGGCACCACGGCCACGAATCCCTACCTGAACAAGGCGAATCCGCAGCTGGAGGGAATCGTCGGCCAGGTGACGGGCGACCTCACCAAGCAGTGGAACCTTACCGCGCGGCCGGCGATGAACGCTGCCATGGTGAAGTCGGGCAGCTTCGGCAATTCGGCGCTCGATGAGCTCGACCGCAACGCCCAGGACCAACTCGGGAGCAGCGTGGGCGACGCCGCCTCCAAGCTGCGATTCAACGACTACAGTCAGCAGCAGGACATGTACCGCTGGCAGCAGCAGCAGGACGCCAGCAACCAGCAGTTCAACCTCGGGTTTGGCCGCTCGCTGAACAACGACGCCTATGCGCAGAACATGGGCAACCTGCAGGCTGGAATCGGCCTGCTGGGCACGCTGGGCGGCTACAACACCCAGGACATCAACAACAGCACGACCCAGCAGAACGCGCCGCTGAACTACTGGCAGCAGTTCACGAATGCAGCGACCGGCGTAGCCAACGGGTTCGGCACCACGACCAACACGCAGGGCACGAGCAGCAACCCCTTCGCCAGTGCCCTGGGTGGCGCGCAGCTGGGCAGCTCGTGGTGGAACAGCCGGAACAACAGTGGCGGCGGCAGCGCCCCGATCAGCCAGCCCAACCAGCAGGAGTTCGAAGACTTCGGCGGCGGTAACGGCTGGTGGGGCACCGCACGATGAGCGCCGTGCTAGAGCGCATCGCGGCGCGCTACCCGATGACCCGCGACCAGAAGATCGACGTCCTCGAAGCCGAGGTGATGAAGCAGCCGGCGGAGTTCCGGGCGCAATTCGCCCCAGTGATCGTCCACCACTTCGCGCCAGGCCTGTACGCACGCGAAATGCGACTTCCAAAGGGCGCCTTCATCAGCAGCAGGGTGCACAAATTCCCGGGCCTATCGATTCTCAGCAAAGGTTCGATGGCGCTCTACATGGAGGACGGCACCACGCAGATCGTGCGCGAGGGATTCCACATCGTCGCCCCCGCTGGCGCGCGCCGCGCTGCCATCGCGCTCGAGGACGTGGTGTGGACCTGCATGCACCCGACCGACGAAACCGACCTCGAAAAGATCGAAGCGCAGGTCACCGCAGCGACGCCGGCCGAGTACCTCGAATTCACTCAGCAACAGCAAAAACTGGAGGCCACCATGCTCACCAACGATAAACCGCACGAGGTGCAACCATGAGCTGGGGAGCGGTGATCGGGGGCGGCTTAGCGCTGGCCGGCAACATGATGAGCGACGACAAGAACGGCGGCGCCGGCACGCAGAGCCAGAGCAAAGAGCCCTGGGCCCCCGCGCAGCCCTGGTTGATGCAGAACCTGCTGCAAGGCCAGCAGCTGCAGAACCAGTACACCGCGAACCCGTTCAGTCCGAAGCAACTGGCCGCCTACGACAACTCGTATGCGCAGAGCGACTACATGCGCGACCTGATCCCCGGCCTGCTCGGCCAGATGCAGGAGCAGCCCGTAGGCTTCGATCCGGCGAACCCGTTGGCCCGGCCAAAGGCGTGGGATTGGAACGCGCTCGGCGGCGCCGGCAGTGGCCTCGGCCAGCGCTCGGTGCGCGATGCCGCAGCGCAAGCGACACCGGCCAAAGAAGAGCCAAAGCTCGCCGACTTCATCCAGCAGAGCGACGTGCTCAGCGGGATGAACATGACCGGCCAAGGCCCGGGCGGCGGCCTGCTCGGCGGTGGTGGCTACGGCTCCTTCCGCTACGGCATGGACGTGAAGCCGGGGACGAAGGAATACCGCGACATGAGCGAGTACTTCGCCATGGGAGGCGTTGACCCGAACAACAAATACGGCCGAGGCGAGCAGGCATTGGGGGTCTATCAGCAGGCAAACCCGCGCTACTCGCATCCGGCGTTCAGCCAATGGATGCCAGGCTTGCTGGGAGGCGCCCCGGGCGAAGGCGAGGGCCCGAGTTCCGGTGCACCAGGTGGCGCTGCAAGCGCTGGCCCGGCAGGCACCTTCTAAGGAGAACAGCATGGCCGGACTCCTTGATTTCATGAACACCGACGACGCGCAACTGGGCCTCGGCCTGCTCGCGGCTGGCGGGCCCACGACCACGCCCATGAGCTTCGGCCAGCGCATCGCCGCGGGCGTTCAGCAGGCCCAAGCGAGCAAGGACGGGCGCCTGCGGAACAAGCTGCTCGAATCGCAGATTGCGGAGAACGCCTCCCAGGATGCGGTGCGGCGCGCGCAACTGGAGCGGCAGCAACGGCAGGACTCCTACTATCTCGGCGGGGGCGCAGCAGGTGGTGCGCCCGCTGCTGGCGGCTCTGCTGCCGGTGGCAGTCCCGTCGCAGCTGGCGCCGCGCTGAAAGCCGCTGCCGGAGCGCCCCCGGATGCCCCGCCGCCCGCCCAAGGCAAGTTCGCCGAATGGTCCAAGCAATTCAACTTCCCGGTTGATGCGCTCGTGGCCGACTATTTCAGCAACGGCGGAAAGGGCATCGCTGACATGCTTTTCAAGGCCGGGCGCCCTGACATGCAGGTACAGGGTGGGTACGCCTTCGACAAGAACCGCGTGCAACCTGGCTTCCTGCCGAGCCTCAACACGTCGCAGGACGGCAAGTCCACCTTGACCTTGATCGACCCATCCACAGGCCTGCCACGCGTCATGCCGACGCCGGGCGCAGTGGATTCGTTCGGTGCCTTCCAAGAAGCCGGCAATCGCTCGGCGGCGAACTATCAGCCGGAACGAGTGCTTTCTCCAGATGGCCAGATGATCGTGCGACCACGCTCCGAGGTGCTGCAGCCGCGCTCGAGCGCGCCCGTACTGCCGGGCCGTCCGCTGGGAGCCGCGCCGGGCATGGCTGGTGCCGCAGGCCCGACCAACGCCGCTGAGCGCGGTATGGCTGCGGAGATCGCCCAGGTGCAAGTCGATCCGGCCCGCGAGGCCGCCCAGGTTCGCGAAATGCTGGCGACGCCCGGCGCGATCCGCGACCCTGGCGACCGCGCGCAAGCGACCTCCTACTTGCAGCGCCTGGAGGGCCAGATCGCCTCCACCGGCAAACCTCTGATTGGCCCGGGCGCAGGTGCGACACCCGCCGCGCCACTCGTCACGGCTGGCAACGTGGTAGAGCTCTCTCCTGCCCAACAGGCGCAGAACGACGCCAACCGCGCGGCCATGGTTGACCGGGCAAAAGCCGGGGTCGTGCGGGAGGGCGCAGCAGCCGCCACGACGCGCCAAATGTCGCAGATGCAGGAGGCGGCGAGCCTCGCGAACAAGCTGCTCGACGAGGGCCCGACCGGATCAGGCGTTGGCGCGATGGCTGATCGAGTCGGCAATTTCGTCGGACAGCCCATCAAGGGTGCCGCCCAAGCCGCACAACTGAAGGCTCTCGGCGGCTGGCTCGTTGCCAACGTGCCCCGTATGGAAGGCCCGCAATCCGATCGCGACGTGGCGAACTACAGCATCATGGCCGGCCAGGTCGGCGACGAAACCCTGCCGCCTGCGACACGCAAGGCCGCGTTGCAGACGGTGATCTCCCTGCAAAACAAGTACGCGGCCATCAACGGCGGCGCAGCGCCCGACGGCCGCAACAGTCCCGCGCCCAACACACTGCCTTCGGGCTGGACTGTGAAGGTGAAGTAATGCCGACCTACGAATTCACTGCACCGGACGGCAAGACCTATGAGGTCGGCGCGCCCGATGGCGCCACGCAGGAGCAGGCGTTCCAGATGCTGCAGGGGCAGATCGGCACTGGCACCGCGCCGGCTGCGGGGCCCGCCTCAGCAACGATGTCCGCAGGCCGCGCGCTGAACGACATTCCCCGTCAACTGGGGCTGACCGCTCGCTATGCGCTGGAAGGTCCGGCGCAGGCGGCGCAGATCGTCACCGAGCCCGTGCGCTTCCTCACCGACAAGTTGCTGCCTGACCGCACCGACGGCATGTCGAAATCCACGCCACTGTCGGCGCAGGTATCGAAGCTGGCCGACGCCATCGGCCTGCCGAAGCCTGAAACCCCCAATGAGCGTGTGATCGGAGATGCTTCGCGTCTGGTCGCTGGTGCTGGCGGCATGG